AAATACTACAAGAGGCTCAAGAGTGGCCCTTCACGTTAGTAACCTATGAACAAACATTAGCAGTAGGTACGAAGACTTACGATTTCCCTGCAGATTATTCAAAAGCTGATTGGGAATCATTCTATTTAAAAAATACTAATACAACAGATCCAGGTGTACTAAGGCCACTATCTTATGAACAGTACCTGTCAACTCGTAGGGTTGATGATGATACTTCTGGCGCAGACGGTTATACCAGACCTATAAACATATATAAGACACAAGAAGAAAAATTTGGTGTTACTCCAGTACCTGATGTAGCTTATGTTATTGAATATAAATACTGGAAATTCCCTGCAGATTTAGTACTAAGTACTGATGTATGTATAATACCTGATAGATTTAAACATGTTATAATTGATGGTGCTATGATGTACCTTATGCACTTTAGATCTAATGATCAATCAGCTCAATTACACAAAGATAAGTTTAAGACAGGTATTAAGTCTATGAGGAGACTTGTTGTAGATAGTAAAGACTCACTTTTATCTACTGTTATGTCAAAGAATACTAATGTTATAACTAAGAGTTTCGGCTAAATGGCAGATAATCTAAGAACATACCTATCAGTTTGTGCTGGAGGGTTGATCACTAATGTTGATCCCTTAACACAAGCTTCTAATTTATCTGGTAGTTCTATCAGGATGATTAATTATGAACCTGCCCTAGCTGGCGGGTATCGTCGTATTAGTGGATACTCTAATGACTATGGTACTGTTCCTGGAACTGGCCCTGTACTAGGTGTAACTGTTAATGGTAACTTACATGATGGTATATTTGCATGTAGAAAACCTACAACTGGCCATGATTACTTGTATAGGTGGCAGGATTCAAATGACTCTTGGGTAGCTATACCTGAAGCTGGTAATCCTGATATGACTAACGTTACTAGGATTCGTTTTACTAGCTTTAACTGGTCAGGTGAAGTACTTCTAATAACCGATGGAGTTAATCCTGCAGCAACTTATAATGGCACTGCATATACTCAAATAACTCATGCACAAGCTCCTAATAACCCCAAGTATTCAGAAGAGTTTGCATCTCATGCATTTTTATGTGGAGATTCCTCAGAGCCATACAACTTGTATTTTAGTGCTCCGTTGGATGCAAATAACTTTAGCCCTGCTAATGGTGCTGGTGTTATTAATGTAGGTTATACTATAACAGCAATCAAAAAGTTCCGTAACCAATTATATATCTTTGGTGCTAATAACATAAAAAGATTGACAGGTAATAATGCAGCCAATTTTGTATTAGAAAGTGTTACTTCAAATTTAGGTTGCCTTGCTCCTGATTCTGTGGTAGAATTTGGTGGTGACTTACTCTTCTTAGGGCCAGATGGTATACGTCCTATTTCTGGTACTGATAAAATTGGTGATGTTGAACTTGCTACCGTATCTAAAGAGATACAGTCTATCTTCGATAACTACTACTTATCAGAACAAATTATAGATATTGCTATTGTAGTACTTAGGAAGAAGTCACAGTTTAGATTCTTCTTTAAGAATGACTCATCTCTATCTTTAATAGGTGGTATACGTAAGAGTCAGAATAAACAGAGTATCTTTGAGTATAGCCAGTTGATTGGTATAGAAGCTAACTGTGTTGATAGTGGATACATAGGACAGTTTGAACATGTAATACATGGTGATGGTTCTGGTAAAGTACATCGCCAAGAAAGAGGTAATAGTTTTGACGGACAAGATATATTTAGCCTATATCAAACTCCCTACTTTTACATGCAAGATCCAGAGGTACGTAAGGTAATACATAAAGTAAATACATACCTTAAGTCTGAAGGTAATACAGAAGTGTTTGTTGGTGTATCTTACGACTATGATGACACAAACACAGTAAACCCAACTAACTATGAGTTTAGTACAGAGGGTGCAGCTTCAGTTTATGGTACAGCTATATATGGAGCAGGTGGTATATATGATGGTAATCCATCACCTAAAACTCTTACCAACATATCTGGGTCAGGTAACTCTGTTTCAGTGAATTATGTTACAAACAATACAAATGCAAGTCATACTATACAGGCAATAGCCTTGACGTATGAGACAGCCGACAGGAGATGATACTTTGGCAGGTTACGTAAGACAGTCTATAGCAGACATAGTACCAACAGCTACACTACGTGCAGCCCCTATTAACGCTGAGTATAATAAACTCC